TGCACAAAGCACTCCATACAATACGAAGTTCATCAGGAAAGTCTTTAACGTTAATAAAAGAAGAATAACTATTAAAATGTTCTTTATTTAAAAGGTGTTTAAGTATTGATAGTTCTACCTGCATTATGCTCCTTAAGCACTAATAAATCCTAAGAATTTAAGTTTGTTTTGAGTAACATCATCCATACCAATAACTGTTAAGAAACAATTCCAGGCGAGTTCTTCATCATCAGCAAAGTCTTTTTCCATACCACAATCATCATTACCCCAAACACATACTCTAAATTCCCCTTGATGTTGTTTAGGGTTTGGTCCTGTTTGACAAAAAGAAACTTCCACTAAATCAGATACTCTACAGTCATTGACAACTTTATAATTACCATACCAATCTGATGTTGTTCTCTTAAATACTTCTACTCTCATTTGTTTCTTTCTCTAGTTTATCTAGAAATGTAATTGTGCCCTCAGCAAATTTACGCCAAAGTTCAAAATCTGCTTGAAACTTCATTCTGTTTGCTAGTGTAGACATAATACATACATTACCTTTTATATATCCTTTGGTGTTGTCTAATCTGTCTACAGAAGGACAAAGATTAACTATATCATAATTAAAAGGAACACCTAGAATAGGACAAACATCTGGAATATAAAAATCATCTAGTGTAAGATTAAATTCTAGACCTCTATTTCTGGCGCTACGTTGTATTTGACTCATCATATACTTAGATGGATTCCCTCTTCGATATACTTGATGGTTTCTACTACGTCTTTCTCTTTCAGTTAATGTCTCTTCCCATTCTTTGTTTTGTTGTTTGTAGTCTTCAAAGCTAAGTGTTTGCATATTTTCTCCTTAAAGACTACTATTGTACACTAAGCCAGCATTTCTGTCAAGTCCTTATACGAGTGGGCTTTAGGATCAAGCTCTGAATAGACAACGTTGGCTTTAAATCCAAGAAGCTGTGCTTGTTGCATGATTTGTATGGCTTTTGGGTACATATCTCCATCCAAAAAGACCGTGAGAACGTCGTAGAACGGCCGTAGACGCGATAATTTCTGTCGGGTGATACCTGACCCTAGGAGAGGCATTGCATCGTGGCCTAGGGCCGAAATTGTGATGGATGAAAGGCAGTCCTCTACTAAGACGAGAAGACGTTTCGAAAGGCCACTAACATAAATAGGCAGAAGAGCATTAACGTCGCCAGCAGTGTAGTAACGTTTTCCTTTAGAAACCGGAGAAAGATTCCGCGCTTGGTACGCAAGGGTGTGATTGTTGGCATCTTGAAACTCAAAGATAAGTTGGTTGCGATAGGCAGAATAATATACATTATTCTTGCGGAGGAGTGTGATAGGTAGTTTAGCCCATTCTAGGGCATGGGATGGATAATCCTGGGTAACATCTGACGGCAGCGTTATTGATAGTTCCTCCTCCTCTTCCTGTAGTTTCTCTGTAACATAGGGAGAAAGTGTGGGAGATTTGAAATACCCACACCCAAAACACCATGCACTACCATCAGAATAGTGTCCTAAATTATCCCTACTATAGCACTTAGGACAAGGGGAGTGTTTTACGAAATGTGGCACTTAAGGTTTTAAATATAAGATAAGGTTAAATCTGGATCGTCTAACATCTCTGCACATTCTTGTACAAGACTCTCATCTAGCCACGGAGAATCTTTCATTTTATTACGGAGAATCTCTAAACGCTTAGAGGGAACCGCATTATAGATTTCCCAAGTCCAATCTGTGGGTGTTTGAAAAGGAAATTCCACATGTCGAGGACGTTTTGCTTTGGTATAAAAACAAAGATTCATACTCATTTTGATTTCTCCTGAAGCAAAAGCTTGCGGTGGGCTTCCATAACATTCTTTCTGTAACAATCAGAGCATACATAGAATTGGGCAGTACCTCCTAAAGGCCCCCCACACAGCTTACAACGAGTTGGGTATCCCATACTATAACGTTTAGGACATGGGGAGTGTTTTACGAAGTGGGGCATGTAAGTCTCCTATTAAAAGGGGTCTTTTTCGTCCAGGTACTTTACTTCTACTCCGTATTCTTCAAAAATCCCCTGACGTTTTTCAGGCTCTAAGACTTCTTCAGCGGCTTGTCGTGTGCTGAATATTCCATAACTTGTTTTGTGTTCATACGGAGTATATCCGTAAGGAATATAAAGGTCCATGTTAATCTCCATCCACGGGATAAAGCCAGCCTTTAATCCATTCAAAGGCCTGTTCTTCAGTCATACCAAGTCCCATAAGAAGTAAATGAGCTTCCTGTACTTTTACATTAGCCTTCCTGTAATCAGGATGGTTGTAAAAATCTAAATTACCATGAAAGTTATCCACCAAACACCTCATCAAAAGGATCGGGATACTCGTCAAACTCTGACTCGGGTACTACTTCAAGCTCTTTGTTCATGTTAGTTCCTTTGGAATTTCAATTTCATCTCCCAGTTTCGAGGCAACGAAGCAGCGCATGGCTGCGACGAGGGGGGTGGGGCCACTGAGATAGCAGGGCTCACCGTACATAGCAGCGTTCCAGACATCGGGGTCGTAGTCGATTGCGATCTCCTCCCGCTCGATGATCGGCCCACCTTGCGCCCAGTCGGTGGAGTAGCGCAGCATCCCGAGAGGCAACCACCTGTTGGCGTCCATGTAATAACCCGACGCATGCCAACCCTCCATCTTTACGCCATTGAGTATTTCGTCTTTGTAGAGCATCAGCCCTTCAGACTTCGCCACCGCCCAATCCAGTGCAGCACCAGAGAGTTCACTTACTTTCATACATTCTCCTGTGCTGCTTTCCAGCAGTCTTCCAACCAACAATACATCGTTTCATCAGGCTCAATGAAAGAGCTTTTCTTCAGCCATTCTTTGAAGGTTAACTTCTTAGGGGCTTCAGTGAGAGGTTGAAGGGTGTCCAAAGCCTCATAACGCTTCTTACGGGTGAGGTAGTCCGCTAACGTTTGGTCGGCGGTGGAATGCTTGAGATAGGGATAGCGGTCAAAGCTAGCTGTTGGTGTGGGCCGATTTACAATTTGTCCAGGTTTACCAACATCACCACCTACTTTATGTGCAGGGATATTCATTTAATGTGTCCTACATTTAGACGAACAACAGTGCGGTAGCAGTCTTGCTTCACTGCAATAGATTCATGCAGAAAACTTCCGGTGTCTCCCACATAAACACGATTGGGCTCAAGAAGATGGTTTTCAAAATCTTCAGGGTGAAGGTGGGAATAATCTCCCCCCTTCCAAACAACTTCTTCATATTTTCCAATGACACCTCGGCAGGCT